ACCCCGCTGACACCCGGTACTCCGCTGACACCCGCGCCCGTCGCGCCGACTGTGCCCGGCACTCCGCTTGCGCCGTCCGCGCCCGGCGTTCCCGGCACGCCACTTGCGCCATCCGCGCCCGGCGTTCCCGGCACTCCGCTGACACCCGGTACTCCGCTGACACCCGGTACTCCGCTGACACCCGCGCCCGTCGCGCCGACTGTGCCCGGCACTCCGCTTGCGCCGTCCGCGCCCGGCGTTCCCGGCACGCCACTTGCTCCATCCGCGCCCGGCGTTCCCGGCACTCCGCTGACGCCCGGCACGCCGCTTGCGCCATCCGCGCCCGGTGTTCCCGGCACGCCACTGACGCCAGCGCCCGTCGCGCCGACTGTGCCCGGCACTCCGCTGACACCCGGGACGCCCGACGCGCCCGGATCACCCGGCACTCCGCTTGCTCCATCTGCGCCCGGCGTTCCCGGCACGCCACTTGCGCCATCCGCGCCCGGCGTTCCCGGCACTCCGCTGACACCCGGGTCGCCAGTTGCGCCACCGGGAGACCCCGGCGCACCGCTTGCGCCCGGGGTGCCGATCATTCCAGCGTTCCAAGTTTCGTTTCCGTAGTAAAGCATCTGACCGTGATCGAGTGACCCCTGCCACAATACACGCGAAGCCGCCTCGTCGAGATAGGTGACGGTGACTACGTGGGCGATAGTGTCATTATTGAAAACAGTGAGTTGCTTCACGCGGCGTTTGATACCGAGCGCGGGCGCGGCGACAATCGTAACCGGAGTTGTACCGTTCGTTGTCGTGTCGCCTGACCCGTCGCCAAAAATTGCTGTGGTAGTGAAGCCGCCGCCCGATGCTCCGGTGTTGAACGTACCGGGACCATCGGCCCATGCGACAACGATGTCGCAGTCATCCGAGTGCTTTGCCTCGTCGAGCGCAATGATAATTGATTTTGTGATGGCGTCTAAGATCATACTCAATCCCCATCGAGAACAAGTGGGATGACCGCGCCTTGCGGACCTGGGTCGCCCTTGTCGCCTTTTTTGCCCCGGATGACGTAGACCTTATTGATGATCGTAGCCGTGACCGGCTTTAGGGCTCCAAGAGACGAGCCGACTGAGCGCGCCAGCCGAGCGCCCGCTTCGACCCCGTACCGCTTGATATATTGACCTTGCGCGGTCAAATTCCAGTCAGCGGCGGACCACGGGTTCATAGCTATCCCCTCCACGCAAAGATGTGAGGCGTTCCGGTTGTACCCGGAACGCCTCGGTTTCGCAAGCTGTCATTAGCGGACAGCTTATTTCGAGACTTTGACCGGGTGCGTAGCACCGATAAAGCTGCCGACCGCCTTCGCAGTTTCGGCGGCTTTGGCCTCGTTCGCTTTGACAAGCTGGCCTTGCTTGGTCATGTTCCAGCCTTCTTCCGACCACGGGTTATCGGCCCGGTTCGGAACGCCACCGCTACGACCGCCTTGTCCGGCACCGCCGCCTTGCGACTGCGGCCACCAATGCGGGCGCTTGTCCTGCATATCCTTGAGCCAGTCTCCCGCTCCGATGCCCGGGGTGACGCCCGGCTTGTCTTTCGTTACGATGGCACCATCGTCGGCCACATCGAGAACATCGAGCCCGGCCATGATAGCATCATCGACGGCAGTTGGGATCAGCTTGAGCTTGATCGCTTCGTCGCGAATGGCGCGCTCGACCGAACCGCGCTTGATCGTGCCCTTCAACTCGTCACGACCATGTTCCGCATCGGCGGTCAGTTTCTTTTGGTCTTCGAGTTGACGTGCGAGTTGCGCGACGTTGCGCTCGACCGGCCCGAGAGCCGCCTTCACCCGAGTTTGTATAACAGGTTCGAGCTTGGTCTCGTCGAGTTTTCCGTCTTTCGTGAAGGCTTCGAGTTGCGCCTTCATGCTGTCGAACTGATCGAGCTTTTCGTGAACTTCGTCCGGGTTGATGTCGGTGAAGCGCAACAGTTGTTCTTTTGAGACACGGTGATCGCCGCGTTCCTTTTTGAGCGCCTCTTGCACACGGTCAACATCGGCCTGTGTGCGAACACCCTCGACACCGACCAATTCCATCTTGCCGTTGCGCTCAACGTACAAGTCAGCGACGGCAATATCTGTGGGGATTTCGTCGATGGTATCATAGATCGTTTTCAGCTTAGCCATAGCGGCCTCCTACACTTTCCCATCTGCACATGCAGCCGGGCGACACCCATGTGTCCTAAAAATTAGGCCCCTTAGTTTTTGGGGGACTTCAACGGAGTGCGGCTATTAACCATGTTTAGCCGCGCTGTCAAGCTTTTCCTGCCGACGCTCCCTTTTTGCCCACCTTGAGCTTGAGTGGGTTCGGTTGCTTTCGAGTGTGCGGCGTGATCGGCACGCTGCGACCCGGTAGGATCGGCGGAGTGATTGGTTCGGGCGGAATAGTGGCAGCCGCATCGCCAGTGTCCGCCGCTGCACTTCCTGCATCGCCGGTTGGCGACGTATCCGAGAAGCTTGCATCGGTGACAGGCGGCTGCCCAGTGAGCGGATCGAGCCCGAGTGCCTCGTTGAGAGCCATCGCGGTTTGCGCGGCCTGTACTTTTTCCTCGTTGATTTGGTCGATCTCTTCCTCGAAGGTCAATTCGGTAAGATCGTTTGCCCGCATCGAACGGTGCATCGACTTGTCAGATAGCGGCAGGCCGAGTTGCTTGGCCTGCATAAAGGCCAGCACGGTTGCACCCTGCACGGTCGTATCGGCAAAGTCGGTGGTCGGTTCGACGCGAACTTCATCGGGGTTCTCACCCATCCACATCGCGCAAAACTTTAGCACTTGTTCGAGCGCCGCGCCGCCCGTCTGGGCGACCGACGAAATTGTGGTCGTGCGAGCCGCAACACGGATACGCAATGCTTCGCCGCTCTCGCCGCGTGCATTGCCGACATCCATGAACGAGACGCCCCATGCGGTCGCGCTATCCTTGTCGCTCTTCAACGACTGGCGCATCTCGCCAAGTCCGGCAGCGGTGACGCCGATGTACTTCGCATCGCCGCCGATCTTCAAGTCGATGACGCCCTTCGCGCCGACGCGAAGCGGCTCGTCTTTGTCGGCAGTGTTGCCGCCGATGATGACGAGCGTTTGCTGGCCTTGCATGAATAGCGTCTGCCGATAGTCGGCCTCGCCGCGATAGATGGCGAGCGCAAGGTTGCTAAGACCGAGAAGTGGGGGGACTTCCGGTTCGGGTACGAGATCGTTCGCGCCGACGAAGACAAACGGGATAACCTTTAGATCACGCCCGCCAATCTGCGGCGTGATAAAGTCTGCATCGAGCGGCATGGATAGATCGTCAATTTTGACGCACACCTGATACGGATCATCCGCACCGGGCCGGGAGAACGCGGCTTCCGCATTGGTCTCCGGGGTGTCAATCGGGCCGCGCTTGAGTACGCGATGCTTGCGCATGTCTTTCCAGATGAAGCCATGACGTTGCTTTCCGCTTTCGTCAATGACGACCATCTCCAATTCGTTTTTGCCCTCTTCGCGTATGCCCGCATCCCAGTTGATGATACGCTCCGGGTCATAGAACGCGATGTACGGAATTGCCTTGTTCACGTCCACGCCAGTCGGCGCTTCGGCCAGCAAGCCGCAGCGACCCTTGACGAGTTGCGCCTCGTTGATCCGGCGCAAAAGCATCTGCAAGCCTTCGCCCTGCACGGTCGCCCGGTCCATCATCGGCTGCATACGTTCTGGCAGCGTGATCGTCGCGGGCTTCATGTGCATGATGCCGACCATCGCCTTGACTGCATCGCGGATCACGTCATGGTAGACGGCGCGCTGCAAGTAGGCTTCGTAATCAACCCACCCGGGGGATTGTGGAGATGTCATGCCGTCCTGCACCATAGCGGAAGTCGGGGGCAGGTAGTCAATGCGCTTGCGCTTGATCTCGCGCTCACCCGCATAGGTGTCACCCATCTGTATCCACTCACCGATACGATTGATATACTCGGGGTGCCGATCATTTATTGCCATGACGTTCTCCCCTTCGGGGCTATGGTTTAATCACATTCCAGCTAAAGTCACAACCGGCACTTAGACCGGCACTCGGCGCGACCCGACTGTGCGTGGTTCGTACCGCAGCATATAGCGTGTTTCGTCTCCTACGTGGTCTTCGGCCTCGGTATCCACATCATCTACTTTGATCTCGTCGCGCGGCAAAACTGGCACTGTGCGGAGCCAATGATAGCACTCGTCTGCTACAAACAAACCGGGAGTTTCGCGTATTTCTCCATCGAGGCGCTTGGTCGCTTTCAAGCGGCGACGGGTTTGCTCCCATCCCTGCACGCGGGAGCCCGGACCTTTGTCAGCCCGCTCCCAGACAATGCCCCGATGTTTCACACCGTTGATGAAAACTGGCCGCTCAAAGTCATCGGCTATACACACGCCATTGTTCTCGTCGAAGATAGACGTATCAGCGGGTCCACGCTTCACTTTGCACCACGATCCATCGACCGAGCGCCAACCGAACTTGATCTCGCGTTCGATAATGCCGCGAGCAATCTCAGTGACTAGCATACGCGAACCTTCGTTCTCTTTGCCGCGCCAGCCGTACCATTCCTTAATCCGGAATAGATCGCCGCGCACCGTGGCGCGCACTTTTCCATTCGCCATGATGTCCGAGCCGTCGCTGATCGTGTACCATCCGACTGAAAACGGCTTGCTCGATCCATGATCGTATGCCCGAAAGATTGGCCAGCTAGGCGGCGGGATAAACTCTTTGACGACGATGGTATCTTTGTAGCCATGCCAGATGTCGTCGAACATGCCGCCCGCGACAATATCCCATGACCCATAGAGCCATGCCTGTAACTGCGCATCGCTTCGAGCCGACTGCCGCAGGTTGTTCACGTAGTCCGGATCGGACTTGAGCAAAATCTTGTTCTCTTCGAGGAAGCCAAAGATGACCTGACGCGGCGGCTCCGGATGCCCGGCAATGTCACGCGCATCGGAGATCACCGGCCCGGCCACAACTTTCGGATCGACTGTCGTGATCCGGAAGCGGCTCTTGACCCAGTTATGGCCGACGCCGTGCGGGTTCGTCGTGGCGCGTATCTTACGCGGGATGCCGGGCACGGTAGACCGCAAGAGCGAAAACACCGACTTGTAGCAGTCCGGTGTATTCCACGAAGTCAACTCTTCCCATCCGATCCATGTGAACGCATGGCCGTGATATTTTGTGTAGTCCGCAGGCGTGTCGAAGTGCGAGAAGTAGAGGCGCTCACCTGTCGGCCATTCCCAGAAAAACTTGATCTCATTGTAGAACGCACCCGCGAAGATCAGGTTATACCAATGCTTGCTCTTTTCGATGATGTCGCGAAGTTCGGGATGGCTGTGACGAAAGATGATGCCGACCCAGTTCGCGCCATAGCCAAGACCCACATGCTGAGCGAAGTCCATCAAGAGTGCATCGGTCTTGCCCGGGCCGCGTGTACCGGAATAGAGAACTTCCTGTGTCGGACACGATAGGAACGCATCCTGTGATCCGGCCTGCGGAGCCCAGATAACTTCCTTTTCGAGACCGAAGTCGTCGATGATAAGCGGCACCCACACGCCGTGCTTTAGCCGCCACTTGTGAACGACATGATTTCCGATCCCGTCATTCATCGGGATTGCCTGCGGCAGTCGGATCGGCTTCGTCAATGACTTCAAACTCAACATCGGTCGGCTCGTCATCGGGGCGCTTCCCGACAAACTTCTCCGCGAATTGTTCCTTGGTCAACTGCGCGCCGACCACAAGCACACCCCCGGTGTGGTTCACGTCTATCTTTTGCGCAATTCGATATTTCTCGGGGCTGAGCCGCTCCAATGCCCATCGAACCATATCGGGGTCAACTTCCTCGATAATCTCGGGGATCGGCATTTTATTTTCGTCGAGTAGATACGCTTGCGGACCTTCGAACCCGAGCGCGAGAAGATCGGGATCATAGCGGTACTGTACGCGGCCTTGATGAGTGAGGACTTTCCGGTGTGTTCCTGTCGCGAGACCGCGCATCGTTTGCTCTATGGGTCCGACTGCATCCTCGAACGCCGCCGCGAGCGCGTCGTGGAATTTCACTATCTCGCCGTCAATGAGAAGAGATTGAAACGCGGGATGCCCACCTTTGCTTTGCTCGATCCAGCGGTGCAATAGGCGCGTGGATATACCAGCGCGCCGACACATATCGACTTTGATGGGATTTTCAGCGGCGAATTTTATGAGCAAGCGAAGCCGCGTGGGGGAATACTTTCGCCCCGGGCCTACAAGCCTAGTCTCTTCGCGAGATGTAACTTCTCGGGCCATGCCCGTATTCCTTTGTAGTTGCACCGACGCATGTCGATGTGCGCGCCCATGCGCGCCGCTGTATTCGCAATCAGATTATTTCTTTGCGCCGGGAGCTTTCGCGGCCATGCCGCTCTTGCCGACATCCCGGGTCTGCCACGGATCGGTCGGAACTGTTACTGCCGGAAGGAAGCCGCTCTTACCACATGGGTCGCCGGGTTGAACGCTCGCCGGGCTCTTGTCCCCATTCTGGCCGTAGCCGTTTTTCGACGGCATGTTTGAACCTACGATGTCTGTTGCCATTGTCATCTCCCGATCATCCATCCATGCCACGCCGCACCAGCGAGAAAGCCGACACAACCGCCCGCGAACATCGCGCCCGCGATTTGCCAGCCAGTGAGCATTATAGCTTGGCCGAAAGTTCGCCCTCGTCCATCACGGCCCCGCCGATGGTATCGTCGAGACCTTCGCCCATGCCGTCTTTCATATCCCACGCGGGGGCGAGAACGGAGCCTTGCTTTTTGAGAAGCTTCTCACGCGGCTCGGCGTCGAGCGGGTTCGGGCTCGAAGCGTCCGGGCCGGTGCCCGGGTTCGCCGGAGCGACACCCGAAAGCGTGGTCATATCCTTCATGGTCTCTTTGACCGGAAAGGAAGTCTGCGGATTTTTGGCTGCACCGTCGCGGGCAATGTTCATGGCGAACCCCTCTCGAAATTTGAAATTCGGGGGTTAACCTATCCGCATTAAGGGGTATTCGCAACCGGCAATTATACAGCCTTGGAATTGTCTCGGCCCGGGAGTGTGCGAACGCCGCCCGGCGCACCGTTACTGCGGGATTTCGGATGATCCTGTCCGAGCGCAAGCTTCGTGTTTTGCGTGATCCAATCCACGACATCGGCTTGCTTTTTCGGGCGCGATTGCTTCACCGAACTGGGCGCACCGCTGCCGTGGCCTTGTGCATCTTTTGCCATTATGGCCTCCACTTGGCTGGATGGCCGGATTGACGTTCGGCCATTGCAGCGAAGTGCGCCGCTTCGGCTTTGTCCGTCATGCTAGGGTGCAGCCCGACCGCAGCCGACTTCGGATGCCCACCGAGAGTGCGGGCGGCTGACGCATCTGCGGTCTGCGAGAAGTCGCGCCCGCCACGCGCTCGATAGCCAAGCACGGTGTTCGCGTCGTGCATCTGATCCATGTACTTGTTTTCGGTCAAGACGTTCGTGCCCGGCACCATCATGCCGGTGTTGCGGAAGTTTTCGGCTGCCGCGCCCGCATCCTTCACGATGCCGCGCAGTTCGTCGTTCGACTTCAAGTGGTTCGCGTGCCCGCGCAGCGGCACGTTCGCGCTGTCCGGGGTTCGGGCGTTCAAGCCGCGTGTGTCGCTCCCGTGGCCGAGTGCATCTTTTGCCATGACATCCTCACTTGATAACTTTTGCGTAGTCAAAGTCAACACGGTGCAGCTTCGTGCGCTGAGACGGCGTTTTATCAAGCTGCACATTCACGAATTTGCCACCACGACCGACGCTCGTTACTTGCCCATAGCGATTGCCCATAGCCCACGCATCGTAATGCACCGGCATTTCGACACGCTGACCAACTAGGCCCTTCGCTTGAGCATATTTTTGTTCGAGATAGCCGACTGTACCAGCCGGAAACGCCGGATGAACTGGAACTACGCTTGATTTCGGATGACCCTGCGAGAGTGCATCCGCCGCGCCGCGACTTTCACTTCCGTGGCCAAGTGCGTCTTTTGCCATGTCACTTCCCCTGTCGCCGCAGGCGCGCGATCTCGCGTGCGCCGCTGTTGAAGCCGCGTTGCTCGGCGGCATGATCGCGTGGTCCGTCATGTTCACGTTTGAAGTCGGCAAGAGCCGCAAGCGAACCCCATGCGTGACCCGATGAATTGGTCATTGACGGGTGTGTATTGACCGGCCTGCCGCCCCGGATATTGTTGACAAGCGCCGCACCGCCGCTCGACGGCGAATAGCCGCTGAGCTTTTTACCTGAGAACTGCGCGCCGCCCATGATCTTGATACCCGAGCGAAGTCCACGGGGGTCCGGGCCATTGCCTAAGCCCTGTGGGTCGCTGCCGTGTCCGAGTGCGTCTTTTGCCATGTCACTTCACCCTGAAAAGTGTGTCTGCGTTGTCGATCCGCATCCGTTCGGCGGTTCGCTCGGCAACGGCACGATTGCCGACGCGCTTCGTCACTTGCCACGGATTGCCAGCGAGTTTCGTGTTGAGCTTTTGGATCAAGTAGCGACCATGAACGCCACGGCCAGTCGGTGCGCCTGGATTGCTGCCACCGCGATTGTCGCTACCATGCCCGAGAGCATCTTTCATCGTCACTTCGCCTTGCTGATAAACTTACTCGCGTTGAAGTTCGGATTGCGCCTGCCGAGCGAACTGGCGAAACTCTCGGCAAGACCCTTCGCTTCGGGATGTGACGCGCTGAAATCGTGAACCGCGTGCGCGACGGTCTCATAGTGCGAGCGCGTCATGCTGGCGGGCGCAGTTTTCGTGCGGCCCATGTCGCCGGTTGTCGCGGCAGTGCGGAATTTCTCCGCGTTGAAGTTTTGATTTGAGCCGCGCAGCGCATTGGCAAAATGCTGCGCGAGAGCGCCCTTAACCACGCCGGGTACATTCGTCTCGTTGATCGCGCCCGCGATGGCCTCAAACTGCCGACGCTGCATCGGAGCGGTCGTCGCCTCAATGCCGCTTTGATGGGCCGGAATATCAGGCTGGCCGCGAACTGCCGATGATCCTACCACGCGACCCGGGGGTGTAGTTGGCCCGCCGCGTGTGTCGCTGCCGTGTCCGAGTTGATCTTTTGCCATTGTGGGCTCCTATCCCGAGAATGTAGTCCGCTCGCTCGGGCTCCGCAAAGGGAACCCGCCCGAGTGGTTAATTATTTGTTGTGGTAGGTGCTGTCGTTCTGGCCTAGCACATGCTTGGCACTATGGCGGTCGCTCGCAGTCTTCGCGGCGTCACCTTTATAGCCGTTCGCGTAAGCTGCCGCAGCTTGGCGCGCAGCCCCGGCGCGGTTCGAGTAGACCTTCCCGTGGCCTCCCCACTTGTAACCGCCTTTGACTTTTCGTATGGGCATGGGCTCCCCCGCTCACTCAGGTCATCGTGTTCCCCACGCTTTTAGCGACAAAAGTGTTCGAGCGCAACCGGCAATAAATCAACGCCGAAAACCGATCACAAAGCCAGCATCATCGGCGCGCAGCCGGTGTGCGCCATCCTTGCACGCCACGCACTTCCACCTGTTTTCAGTGAAGACGCGGCACGGCCATCGGTTCTGTATGCACAGGAAAGTCTTGCCCGCGATCAGGATGTCGCCATCTTCCACATCGTCGATCTTCACCGGCTGATAGGCGGCTTCGATCTCCGGCTGAAACCGCCATTCAAGTCGTCCGAAGAGGCGCACGATGTCAGGGTCTTGATCGAAGCGGAAACGCTCGGGCGGAATGTACGGGCTCTCGCATAGCACGCGATAGAGATCGGAGCCTTTGCCGGAGTGCCATGCGTATGCCATCCAGAAAATAGCCATCTCGGCCTTCGGTTCCCCTCGCAAAACTCTTCGCATGTCATCTATGGTGATCGTCATGTCGCCAACGCCCTTTCGATTGTCCATCCTTGCCGCATTATGCGGTAATAGAAGGTATTTGGATTGATACCCGCCCCGCGCGCCCACGCGGTCAAGCACTGAGTTTTTCCTCGAAACGTAACCACTCGATTAGAGCGTCGGTTGTAAGCTTGCTCCCGACGAGTAGCCCACTTGCAATTCGATTTGCTGTAGCCTCGATGATTTTTCTTTCGTTCGAGCGTATGCTGTGGCGAGGGTCTAGCCCCCATATCTGCAAGGAAGTTTTTCAAGACCCGCCAGCGTTTGCAGACAGTGATGCCGCGCCCGCCGTAATTATGGAAGCCATGATTTTTAGAATTAGTACAGCGTTGAACCACATTGCGCCACACGCCGAACTCGGGCGGGCGGGGTGTGCGCCGACTATCGTACAGCCGCCACTTCTCGTTGCCGGGCCACTTAGTCACACGGTATCCTCTTTTTGACTTCTGCGATTTGCTCTTCGGTGAGTTGAAGTATGAGCGGCGGCAGCGGTTGTCGAGCGCGGATCAGCGCAAGCTCTTCGATGAACGGGCGAGACGCTTCGTAAAACTCACGCTTGAGCATCTCGATCTGGCGGATCAGTTCGCGCTCGCGCAACTGATCGTCGGTCGGCCCGAAATGAAATTTTTCGCTTGTCATGTTTTTCCTCGGTGTTTTGAGCGAGCCATTCGCGAAGCGCCTTCACAGTGACTTCGTACTTCACCATGTCGCCGTCGATCACGGATTGAATGAGCGCAGCCCGCAATTCTTTCGGTGCGCCTATGCCGACGCGCCTCGCATGGGTTCGTGGATAAAGCCCCCTCGGCACGGATCACCGAACTTCGCCGGGCAGGTATCCGAACTCGCAACCCCTTGGGCTCTTCGAGAAGTCGTAGTGCATGACACCGAACTCTGTCATGTAGAATGATGGCTTGCACTCGCGCATCCATTGCTCGTCGTGCTTGACGGCTTCGTCCGACATTGGCGAAGTATGGATGATTTTCGCCGGACCAAACGGAGCGAAGGTTTCGATGGTGTAGTCGCCGGTTGGCGTGTGGATAGCGACATCGGCGCGAGCGGAGGCGAGTAGAACAAGCACCCCCGCAATGAGAATTACGATGAAGGCACCGATAGTCAGAACTTTTTTCATGCGAGCATCCTTTCTGTTTTCAGCTACGCGGCCCATGTTATTTCGAAACTCAAGCGCCCGCCGCCGCTGCGCTTGCTCGGCGTAGTCTTCTCGGGTGAGCCCTAACTCGTCATGCGTGTCACGCATTGTCCACCGCCCACTTCATCGCTGCAAGCAATTCGGAGCGCGCGGCGATATATTTCTTTGTCGTCATCGTGATGCCACCCGCCGCTAGATAGATTGCATCGAGAGCTTCATTGGCACGCTTGTCGAGCTTGCATTGCTTCACTTCCGCTTCGTGCGCCTCGGCGGCGTGCAGCCGAGCGTTCGCTTCCTTGCGCTCTTGCGCAATCACTGTGGGCGACCGAAGATGGCCATCCTTAATTGCTTTTCTCACCATCTTCTCGATCCGACATGGAAGGCTCTCAGGGAGAACATCACGTTCGAGATTTTGGAGATAGTGTTTGTCAGACCATTCCTTTATCTCGGTGCGGCCTTTTGGTCCGATGCCAATCCGGTAGCACCGATCAATGTTGTCTTCGATAGGGTCGAGTTGATGCAGCACATGCGTCTGCCCGTGGCAGCCGTGATAGCTCGGGTAGACCCGGCCCCACAACTCGCCGTCAACAAAAATCTCGCGCGCACCATTATACAGCAAGCCAGTGCTGTACTCGCTCTTGCGGCGGTCGGGCTTGATCTCGATCTTGTGCGTCATCGTCCTATCCTCTGTTGAGTTGTGCCCCCGGGGGATGGAGCCGCCCCCGGGGAACACTGGCGGGTGTTGTTAGCATGACCGCCCGCTGCACGCGCCGCGCCCTCTTGCACGGCAGGGTAACTCAGGGCTTTTTGATCTCCATCACAGGAACCTTGATGCCTTCGGGCTCCGGCATGTCATCGGACGGGCGGAGCCGACCATCGACCCACACTTCGGCGGTGCCGTTCGCGGTCTTGCGAACGTGAACCGGGAACGCATACCACCGACTGTCGGGGAGTAGTTGCGCCATCTCGGCAAGCCCCTCGATCTTGAGCGGCCCGGCTGTGCCGATTGTCCGCCCGGCAGGTGGCGACCACGGGTCTTTGATCCGGGCGACGATTGCCTCTTCGGTCGGGTTGCGGGTATCAGTCATTGTCGCCTCGATCCTGTACGTTGCTGATCTCAAGTTCGTCGCGCAGTTCGGCCATCGTCATCATGTCCGGCAATTCCCGTACAACGGCGAGAACGAGTGATCGGACGAGCCCGAACTTGTGCGGCGTCTTTCGATGCTGCGGCAAGTCAACTGTCTGGGCACTTTCGAGCGCCGCTCGAACTTCACGCTTGATTGTCATCGCCGCTTCTCCCGCGCTTCGTGAACGTGATCGGCAACACGCTCAATCATCATGTCGTACTCGGCGCGCTTGCGGGCTTCCCATCCCGCGTTGAACGCGGCGTGAATATCGGCAGTCGCTCGATTGCGTTGAAAGTAGTCGTCGAACGCGGCGTCTCGTTTTTCGTATTGCGTGTCAGACATCGCCTTCCTCTTGGGGCTCGATCTCCGCGCCGCCGCCGCAATACTGGCACTCCGCATCGAGGCAGGAATTGATAGCGTGGCGCTCTTCGCACTCCCACTCAGTGTGCGGGAGATCGTCGGCGTCTGGACGGCACATCATGGGATAACTCCGGTTATGTGGAGCGCAAAGAGAACTCCGGCCACCACGCCCGCGCCCGCCTGCACTATGTAGAGGATCAATGCTATCCGAATAAGTCTGCGCATGTCAATCCTCAAACACTGTGAACAAGAGCCACGCCCTTGTCTCGACGGTAAGATACCCGAGCGAGAGGGTCATTACAAGCCCCTCGAAGATGGTGCCGAGCCCGAGCAAAAAGAATTGCACGCGCTCGCGGCGGGTCAGATGCCGAGCAATCGCCGGAATGAAAGCGCGGCTTCGGGCTGTCATGCTGCGACATCCTCTTGGTCATCGAGCTTGTCGTTGAGCGCCGCAAGTTCCTGATAGGCGAGCCGCCATCGACGCTCGGCTTGGTCGATCATGTCTTTGCCGACGCGAGCGAGCTTGAACTTCTCAAGCTCGTCGGAAAGCTCGCGCACTTCGGCGCGCAGCCGCCGCCGACGCTTGCGCATGTTCGTCTTGACAGCTTCCGGGTTCACGTTGAGAACGGGTTCGGTCGGCTTGGTCAGCCGATCTTCAATCGGCTTGAGCGGCGGATTGCACACCCGGCACAAAACTGCCGGGATCACATCCGGGTCGCTATGGTCAAGTTTGCAAACTGTGGTCATGTGAACCGACCCTCCGCTGCGAACTTGGCTACCCACTTGTAGCCGCGTGTGGCAATTAGCAGAACGCAAAGCCGCTCAACGTAGGCGGCGTGATCCGGCTGCCCGGAGGCGCGCAGCATGGTCGCGGCACCGATGAAGTATTCGAGCGAAAGCTCGTCGCGCTTTTTACCTTTGAAGCCCACGCACTCGCTGCGGCGGACGAAAGCTGCCGCGATCTCACGGGTGCGGTCGATGATGTCTTCATGCGCCTGCACGATCTCTTCGGCAGGGTCTTTGATGTCCATGTACCGCAGTTTAAGCGGCGGAGTTTGAAGTTGCGTGTTCATAGAAGTCATCTCCAATATGCCCGGTGTTGCGGGCCTGAATTTTTTCGACGGCAGCCCTCTCGGCGTCCCGCACCATGCGGGCGATCTCGAGCAGGGCGTCTTCGAAAATCGCTAGGGCGTCCATGATGAAAAGCGCCCGGGTTGCCCCGGGCGCATCCTCTGTTACACACCGTAGGGGCGAAGTTCGAGCCGCGCTTGGGTGATAGACATTGGAAACTCCATTGGTTTTTCTCGACGCCCCGAACATAGCATCGCCGTCGAACTGTGCAAGCCAATTCGACGGCGACGGTTAATTTTTAGTTAACTGGCGATTGCCCGCTGCGCAGCGCCGCCGTGCATTGCGTGATCCACGCGGCTTGCATGATCGCGTCATCGACGGCGACGTGCAGGTTGCCTTCGGCGGACGGCGCGGTCAGCACTAGATCAGGCGGCGCGAGAGCGCGCAGCGTGCGGAGATCGCGGACGTTGCGATAGTGCCACGGCACCGGCAGCTTGCAGCGGCGATATGCGTCTTCGAGAAGTGAGATGTCAAAAGTCGCACCGTGCCCCCAGACGAAAAGTTCTTTCGAATTTCCGCCGCTCACAGCTTCGAGCCATCGTTTGAGAACGATCAAAGCTTCGGCCAAGTGCATCGCCGTGTCCGCCCGAACCATCTCCATCCGCGCCGCTTCGGGCTGTTGCAGCCACCACGCAATCGTTGACCATGCGACGGTCATGCCGAGATCGAGACATGACTGCGGCTCGATGTGCGCCGAAAAATTCTGCGGCTCGACCGTGCCCACGGCTCCCGGGCTCGCGTTCGCATTAAACGCACCATGCTTATCCGGTTTCAACATACAGGCTCTAGCGGTTGATGTGTTCCATGACTGACATTCGGGTGTGTCCACTCGCCGCTATACAGCCCGTCATAAGTCGGGCTTTCGCCGTTTGCGCCAATGCCCAAGAGCGAACGAAAGGCGTTGAACGGGTAGAAGCGGCGATTGAAGCGAAAGGTAAATTCGTTGAGGTAGGCTTGCAGGTGCTTAGGCTCGACGCGCCCGTGGTGCGTGCCTTGCAGCCAAGCCTTCAAATTACTGAAAACCAAGTGGACGATAGGGAGATATTCTTCGGCAACATCGGGCTTGTTCGACTTGACAACCGGCATGTGGGCGTAGCCGCGATCAGCCAGCGAGTTGTAGCCGCCCCAAGCATCGGTAACGACCATGTTGGATGTAGGATCAACCGCAGCTTCTACAAAGCCGCACAGGGACTTGGCAGTGCGGTCGGGGACGATTTCCAGCCTAAGACGGCCAGCGTAGCGCCCGCCACGCCGTTCGGGCTTGTCGCCCTTCTTGGGCGGTCGGGTGCGAACCTCGACGGCGGCAACTACCAGCGTCTTGTCGTCAGCATGTGGGCCTCTGCCTTCGCCGCGCAGCACGCCGCCGATGTAGGTTTCGTCGATTTCGATATGGTCCCGGCCCGAAATACTGCCACCGATCCGGTCGCGGTCTTGGCGCACCATACCGGCGCGAAGCTTGTGCAGGATGCCGAAGGCAGTTTCGTATCGGGTCAAGCCAAGCTGGCGCTGGAATTGAACGGCAGACAGGCCGGGCGTCATGCTGGAAATGAGGTAAGCGCCCCAAAACCAAGTCGTCAGTGGCGTATGGGTGCGTTCCATGACCGTGCCGACCGTCAGGGACGTTTGCTTGCGGCACTTTCGGCAGGCGATCACATGCGGACGCGCCGCAGAACAGTACAGCGGCTCGCCAGCGGCTTTGCAGTGCGGGCAATGGAGGCCGTCAGGCCATTTTGCACCCTCAAGATAGCGGGCGCAGGCCGCGTTATCCGGGAACAACTTTTGAAACTGCGGCAGAGACTTGGGGAATGGCAGCTTTTCCCATTGGTGAATATCTGGGATCATCGGTTGGTCCTATTTAACGGCGAGTATGAAATTCGTCGTTTATATCGTTACGTTCTTCATCCCATTCCTGACTGTCTGCCGGGTAGCTTTCGCCAGAAAATTCGTACCGTCCGCCGCATGGGCATAACATCGGAGCGCCATAGCAACTTTCAGTTTCAACTCCCTCGCCGCAGGCAACGCAGGTGTAGTGATGTTTGATCTGATAATCCGCTGGCCTTCGATAGTCGTTCATGGCCTAAGCCCTTTCGCCGTCTTAGTTGTGAGGAATTTTCTCGACGCCGCTTTGATGCGCAATCGCAGGTGCCCCATTGCCGTATTTGTTAATAAATTCAGCTATGTCGCTTGCGTGCGCTGCAATAAAAGATGGAAGGCCAACGGAGGCACTGTAGCCAGTAAGATCGCCAAACATCTTGTTTGCCACCGGGGTTTCTACCCAAGCCCGATAGCGCCCGCCGGGTCCCCCGGTATCAACATCAACTTTGGATGCCCGAATTTTGCCGCCACCGCTGAAAATATGCTGCTTAATCTCAGCAGCAGTAACAGAGTCGGTTTTGGCGTTGCTTCCGTGTCCTTTTGCGTCTTTCATGGTCAACTCCCGTTAACTATGGGCGACCTTTCGCCCTCTGCCATCTATAGAGCACTGGTAGGTGCATGTGTCAAGCGGACAAGCATGAAACGCACACGCACCGATTTGCGTGATGACACATCCCGGGTCCACACCGAGCGTTTCGAGATCGAAGCTTATGTTGGTGTATCGCATTGCATCTTCTCCCTGAGTTGATCGAGTGTTTCAGCGCCGCACGGTTGCCAGTTCGGACACTCCCGGCCCTGCCATCCGTGTTTCAAGCATTGTGGCCCCGGGCCGTGGTAGCACTGCGGGCTCCCGAGCTTGCACGCTCCGTAATTGTCGAGAAGGTACGCTGACAGGTCTTCCGTCTCGGAAGTATTTTCGGTTTTCGTTTGCTGCATCGAATAAATCCTTGAGCGTTGCGACGGCGCGGGGGAAGCCCGGCATGATCGTGGCGACCTTCACATTATGATTTCGAAGATAGATACCCCACAGCAAGCGCCCGCCGTCCATTCCTTCGCGGACACAATAGTCAGCCATCTCGAAGTCGAGCCCGGGAGCAAACAAGCCCGACTTCTCGATGATCCGATACGGCAGCTTGCCAGTGCGAGCGTAACTCTCAAGCTCGCCACGCTTGACGGCGACACCGCAAAGGAATTTCCCCCAACCCGGGCGCTTCGTCGGCTTCTCAATAAGATCGCCACCGCAACGGCGGGCCGCTCGCTTGCTGCGCGTGTAAATACGCTTGCACTCGACGCACGTTTTGTCGCTAGTGTAGCGCAGCGCGACGTGGCCATTGCCGCAAGCCTCGCCCGTGAAGTAGTGTCGCAGTCCGCGTGCTTGCGCATCCGGACGCGAGACGAGTTTATTTTTTGCGGTGCGGTCTCGCAGCGTTTGAGTGTGAACGAGCATGGGGCTTCCTTTTTCGTTTCGGGAGTAGTGGCCGGATCGGGCAATGCTCGCGTGAGCGTTGTCATCGAGCGTATGGAAGAGCCGCGAATAGGACGAGCGCGTCACACCGTCTTCGATGTAGTCGATGAAGACTTCCGAGAACGGGTGCCCGGGCTTGCTCTCGCGCCGCATGATCTCGACTTTGGTCACTTCGATTTGCATGTGGGGATTGATCCATAGACCTTCACGACAATGCGCCCGTTCATGGCGCACTGAATAAATTCACCCTCGCTATCTTTTTCAATCATGCCCGCCGCTTTGAAAGCGACGTATTGTGCGGGATGCAAAAATGCTATGAGGCGGTCAGGGTCGGGCATGGTCACTCTTCCCCCGGGCAGGTTGAGCCCGCGCCGCCGTTGAGATAGTTCACGCGGCGCATCGCGCCCTCTTCGGTCTTGTGCGTGCTGAGCGTGTGCCACTCTGTTGCCGCAAGAACTTCGCGACCTGTGAAATAATAGTAGCCGACGCGAAAGACTTGAACTTCCTTCTCGTCTTTTCCTAGCTCAAAATCTCTGAGATACGTGTGCATGGTCACTTCCTGTCGTTGTCGTCGATCTCTTCCTGTACGATCCGGTCGATCATGGCCGGGCGCTTGTCAGGAATAGTCTTCGGTCGCGGGATAGCCGGACGCCGCGCTTTGAAGTGGCGCGCTTTGAAAATCTTCTCGTTGATCCGCTCGATGATCCGTGGCGTAATCCGAGTGTGCCCCGCGCGGCGCGAGCCCTTCGGAGCCGGACGATTTAAGGGTGAGCGGCGTTTCATGTGCCATCCTTCACGGCGATGAACCTGCCATCTACCGTCTCAATAACACGGAAGCCGCAAAGCTCGAACACCGGCTTGTCGCCGCGTTTGTCGCGGGTCCACGACTTCGGAAGATCGCGTACCGTGGCGAGCGCGGCGGCGAAGAGGATGTTCTGCTGAGCCTTGGTCATAGCACGCTCCATTGATCGGCGGCAGTCTACTACGGCGGACAGCGAGCGCAAGCGAAACCCTCGAACTCAGTTAACAGGTGCCTAAGAACATTGTGCGAACTGTCTCTATTTTTTCCGGAGCGGCTTTCGAATTTTGGAGCGAGCGAGTACCGAAGGGCACATAGCGTTTTGACAATCGCGAAAAATTTTGGAGGCTACCCGGTAGCTCGGAGGGTGCGGCCCCCATCCCTCGCTGCCTACTGACCCCAACCTTCCCTGCCCCCTGCCTCTATGCGTTGCAATGTCAAGTCCTTTGTGTGGTTAATGGCGATGATCGTGCAACATGGTAAGTAATAAAGGTTAATAGACATGGTTAATGCACAGTAGAACGTGGTTAAGCGTTAAGGTTAATGAGCCGTGTTGCCTGCCCTGCCGGTGCGGTAACGTAAACAGTTAAGGTTAACCGTCCGTCCTGAGCCTCAGACGCAGCACTTAACCTTAACAGTTAAGGTTGATCGCACGATTGTGGCAGCCGTGACCATCCGTTAACCTTAACTATACACCATGAATACCACCCGCGACCATCCCATTAACCCGAAAACATAGTAAAATTAACCACTTAACCTTGTCGATTAACCTCAATTAAGGCAAAAATGATGTATAAAGCATCAAAACTGATGTCTGAGACATCAAAACTGATGTTTCGTGCGCGGGCAAAGGGAGAAATTAAGGTTAACGCGGCCCGGAACCGCCCGATCTGCGCTCGCGGTAGCTCGGCCAATCATATCGAGGGCGCGGCAACCCTTCCGGCAACCCTGAGGATTGCCGGGTTTCCTTCAACGAAATCAATCAATTACAACCCCTCGGCAACCCCGGCAACCCTAAACCCCTATTCTGACGTTTTCCTGAGTAGACCCCCTCCCCTCTCTTCCTCTCTTCCCGACCCCCTCTACTCTCTACTCTCTACCGACTACAAAAGAGGGTTGCCAAGGGTTGCCACCACTATAAACCGCTGCGGCACAGGGCTAAACCCCGGCAAGCCTATAGGGTTGCCAAGGGTTGCCGGGCATTGCCAGTCAACCTATAAGCTGACAGTTCGGCCCCGAGCGTCAACATATAGACCCCCGTGGGGTCAGGTCACAGCCTGATTTAGAGCGTCCAAAATCAGGCTGCAAGCTGAAAAACCGGCCAAAATAGACCCATGAAAAACGACCCAAAAGCCCGAGCCCTTCGAGGGGTATGCGGCAATCGGCGTCATTGACCGGCGCGCTCGGCGGGTGTAGTCCGTGCGAGATTGCCACGGTGTGAACCGAATAGGAGGCCCCCATGCGCCCAATGACACCGCTGCCGCCATCCGCTCGCTGCCATCACTGCGGCGGCGAACTGCGGCTCAAGACTATCGAGGATGCAGGCCCGGGGATCGACATGGATGTCGAGATCGTGACCTGTGTGCGCTGCGGCTTTGAACAAGAGATCACGATAGCCCACGATCAGCATATCCCGCGTCCGGCGCGCCGCATCTGACCCGGCCTTGACCCGAGCATCGCGAAGGTGCTATGGCCACCGCTTCCCGTGGCACTGTCACGCGCCGCTGCACGCGCATCGGAAAGGCGGGCTAGGGAGGGAAAAACTCGGTGGGCGTTCGAGGCCATAGTCCGCCCGCCGACCATAAAGGAAGTCCCGATGATGCACATGCCAACCGTCATGCAGACCATCGCCGCGCTCGCGCTGATTGCCGCAGTCGTATCGGCGGGCTCGGTCGGTGTCGCGCTCGATAAGCCCAATGCGCCCGGTGCTGCCATCATCACTGTGATTTGTTCGGTTGCGATCATAGTGATCGCGCTCTACTGAAAAGGAAGTCCCGATGTCCCCACGCTTACGCGGCGCGCTCTATGCGCTTTATCCCCTTGCGATCATCGCCATCTGGGCCGCGATCATTGTCGGCGTCGGCTACTGGCAACAGCAACAAAAACAAAATCGCGGCGCTGAGCCCACGCTCGTTCACACCGGGATCGAGAAGCGCGCCAAGATCGTGACCGACACCTATGAACCGCTGTCAACGCAATACCGTGACCTGACGCGATGCTACGGTCAGCCGCCGAAGGGCGGCGTCAAGTGTGATCCGTTGCCGCGTGAACGCCCGACCGTAACCACCTGTCCACCACACTGCAATGAACTACTCAAGACGCCCCCAAAAAAGGCGGCTGTCGCGAAGCCCGTGAAGCCGATGAAAATGTCCGAAAGAGTTGCTCGCTGCACTTCGGACGCAATCAGGCTGTGCGCCGCTGCCCTCCCTAATCGCGACAAGATCATCGCGTGTCTACAATCGAAGCGCGCTCAACTATCGACGAGATGTGCGCCAGTTTTCGCAACGCCAGTGCCGATCACAAAGCCCACGCTCGATGCCAATGGTCACGGGGCTGCACCATTGAAAGCATCTAAAACTCCATGCGATGTTAGCAAAAGCAAAAAGTCATCGAACACCTACAAACCCAAAAGTCATCGAACGCTGACACCCGGGATCATCGCGCCGGAAGAATATCACGATGGCGCGAGCCAATGGTCACGCGATCATCCCGGGCCAATACCCAATTTGGGTACGAGTGGCCCCGATTTGGGGAGCGGGCACGGCGGACATTCACACGCAGGCGGACATCACCATCACTCGCCGCCGCCACATCACACGCTGTGCTGAGATGAATGTCGTTCCGCTTCACAGGCGGACATCGACGACGAAATACCATTCTAGGGATAGTGGGTGCGCAACGTGTGACGCACTACGCGGTCATCGGGCCGGGTGTCAAGCGCATAGATTGTTTGCAATTAACAGCGCGTTGTGCTATTGCGCGCAGTTCACGACGATTGAGGATGCTCCATGCCGCGTGACACACTCAACACCGCGCTCGATTATCTCGACTTCAATCCGGATTGCTATCTCTTCCCGATCACCCCGCTCGCAAAATATCCGCCATGCTTCGATGACAATCTGAAACGCGCGAGCAACGACCCGGATCAAATCAAAAAGTGGCACGCTCGCTTCCCCGGCTGCAACTGGGGACAGGCGAACGCGAAATCTAATCGCATCGTTGTCGATCTTGATCGCAAGGAAGGCAAGAGCGGTCAGCACACATTCAATTTGCTGGCGCTCGAATACGGTTTCCCGCCGACGCGCACGGTTGAGACGCCAAGCGGCGGACTGCATCTGACATATCGCTGTGAGCCCGGCCAGCACGTCAACGCGCTAGGCAAGAGCGGCTTCGGCCCCGACATTGATAGCACGAATTACGTGCTGATCCCCGGCTGCGAACTGAAAGATGGCACGAAATATCGTGAAGTCCCCCCGACCGAATATACGAATGAGAAGTGGAATGGCGAAGACGCATGGTCGCCCGAATGGTTTTGGAAGTTCCTGCGCAAGCGCAAGCCCGAAGAGCGCGTCGAGGGTAGCAATCAATCCGATGCTGTCGTTGAAGTCGATCAGCCGCACAATATCGAGTGGGCCATCTACTTCCTAAAGAATGATGCCGATGAAGCTATCGAGGGTCGCGGCGGCGAGTTGACCACGCTCAAGACTGCGATGGAGTTGCGCGATCACGGCATATCGCGCACGCAGGCGAAGATGTTGATGGCCGACCATTACAACGTCTTTCCAATCTGCGACCCGCTGTGGACTGACACCGATCTCGACAAAAAGATCGACAACGCATACGACTATGCGAACATCAACGCACCGGGCGCATCTACTGCCGAAGCCCAATTCCCGCCGCTCACCGAAGACGAGATCGCGGACATCGAAGCGACGATTGCGCGTGACAGCGGCGTGCCGGTCGAGACAGTGCAGGCGGCGACCGGCACCGACAACAAGCCGAACAAGCCTGCACCGATGTCGCTGCAACGCCTCTATAAAGAATGGGTGTGGATCGTCGGGCAAGAGCGTTTCGTGCGCCGACGCGATGGCGTGATATGGACATCGAAGGCGTTCGATAGCAAGTACAACTATTTGCAAAAGCCATCGGTCTCGCGTTTCATATTCTCACGGAGGCTCGGCATGGAGAAGCTCGACAAGATGATCTTTCGGCCCGGCATGGGTGAAGTCATTGGCGAATTATATAATACGTGGCGCACATCGGAAGTTGTCCCGGCGCAAGGTGACACGACAATCTGGCGTGAGCATCTCGAATATCTATTCCCGAACGCGGAAGATCGCGATCACGTCCTGAATTGGATGGCATGGGTGTATCAAAATCAGGCCGCGAAGCCGAACCACGCGCTGTTGCTCGTAGGCGAGACGCACGGCACTGGCAAGAGCTTCATCGCTCGCGTGTTCGAACAACTGATCGGCGTGCCGAATACGAAGCGGCCAAAGAATAGCTCACTCAAGGGTGATTTCAACGGGTGGGCCGCACAATGCAAGCTCGCTGTCATCGAAGAGTTGATGCAGATTGGCCGACGCGAAGTGGCGAACGAATTGCGTGACATCATCACCGAGCCGTTCATCGAAGTGAATATGAAAAACATCGCTGCGTTCCAGATTGAGAACTATATGGCGATGTTCGCGATTTCAAACCATATTGATGCACTGCCGCTCGAAGACAGCGACCGCCGATGGCTTGTCGTTCGCACTGACGCGGCGAAGCGCGACTTTGCATACTATGCGCGGCTCTTCTCGATCCTGCGTGACCCCGACGCGCTCGCGGCTGTAGCTTATGAACTACAAGAGCGGAAGCTCGGATCGTACAATGGCCATGAAAGCGCGCCGATGAACATGGCAAAGTCCGAGATGATCGAACAAACGATGGGCGATGTTGATACGTGGATGACTGAGAACGCTGGCAACGCGCCGCTCAATCGTCGTCTCGTCACCATTCAAGATGTGATCGACAACATGCCGAAGCGTCTTGAGAAAACACAGCGTCTCGGCAATGTGATCGGCTCATTCCTGCGGCGCAAGCTGCGCGGCAAGCGCATCGGTCAGCATCGCTTGCCCGATGGTGCGCGCCCGATCCTGTGGGCAATCAATGGCAGTGCCGCGCTTGTCCTGCAATCCGCCGACATCGGCGCACTCTACATGAAAGAACGCGATACCACGGCAAAAACTGCGGAGGCGACTGCCGCTCAAGACTTTGAATAGGCCGGGTCATGTGCTTGACATCCGGGCTGTGAATGTGGTTTAGACAGTCACAGTGAAATTTGGTCGAGCGTGTTGAAACTCGAAACGAAAGGAAGTCCCCAATGAGCGATGCTGACAAAGTGAAGGCGCTCGAACTGGCGAACCAACTCGGCGGCACGCCTGCCGAAGTCGTGAAACGCGCCACGGAATATCAAGCGTTCCTTGCGGGTCAGTCCCCGAAAGTCTCACCGGCTGTCAAGCCTGCCGCCACTCCGGCTGCGGCTGGCAAGCCTGCGGCTGCGGCGAAACCGGCTGCGGCTGCCAAGCCTGCGGCTGCGGCGAAACCGGCTGCGGCTGTCAAGCCTGCCGCCGCTGCCAAGCCTGCGGCTGCCGCGCCGAAGACACAAGTCGGCAAGTACACCGAAGATCAGGTGCGCGCCAAAATCCGCGAAGTCGCGAGCAATGAGGCTCTTGGCAAGCAAGAGGCGCTCGACATCCTCGACGAGAACGGCAACGTGCAGAACGTCTCGCAACTCAAGCCCGAGAACTACGACAAGGTGTACGAAGCGTGTCAGTCCGCGCTCAACGCCATCCCGGGTGCGGAACCCGAGCCGGAAGCCGACGCGGGTGCCGAGTTCGATCCGACCGCGTAAGTTAACGGCCCATCGCGGAAGCTTTTTGCTTCCGGTAGTGACAAACGCGGCGGGATAAAATTTAGGGAGAGCAACATGATCGTCGTATACGTTCTTATCGCGGCCATCGTGATTGCTCTTCTCGGGTGGGGTGTCAAAGCTTTAATCCGGCGCGACGACCGGATACACCCCGACAATGGTCCGCCGATGACCGGCGAATAAAGTTTAGGGCGCGTCACGCAACAGTCGTGACCCTTGACAAGCGCCCTAAAAGTTCTGGCGGTTCGTGGGCACCGCCATCGTCGCCCGCACTCGCAGCGCAAGTTGTGAGTGCGGGTGGCTCCCGAAACGGATAGGAGATAGCAATGACAACTACTGTGAAGGTTCATGTCAACGGCCAGTACCGCGCAACCGTGAAGCAAGACGGCGGCGAGCCGGTGACAATCGAGGGCAACTACAACGGCAGCGGCGGCGAGCGGTCGTTCTATTTGCCGCATCCGGCAAAAGCAACTTTCGAAGTCACGGAAGTGTCCGTCGAAGACAACGACAAGCGGTCCGCGTAACGTGCCTGAAAATGAACGCCCGTGGTGGCCTGAGCCCAGTGATGTAGTCGAACCCAGTGGGCTCGACCATGAAGATGAAGCTGACGACGCCCGGAGTGTAGAATGTTGATCGAACGTGTTGTGGGAATTGTCGGCACATCGTTTTATCCCGGTTCGTGGAATTTGCTTCAACGATGCAAGGCGGGATGTCCGCTGCGCATCGTTCGCTGCGGTCCCGATCATCCGTCATACAAGTACGACAAAAATGCCGTTGCGGTTATGTGGGGCGGTAAGCAACTCGGACACATTCCCCGTGGTCTCGCTGCCGAACTTGCGCCAATAATGGACGCTGGCACCGAGATCACCGCACTAAAAGTGAACGGCCCCGTGCCAGTCGGGGTGAACCCCCTCACCATCATTGGATTAAGATGGGATGATGGTCAACCCGAAGAGAAGGAAGTCTCCAATGACGATCCGGCAGCGTAGCGAAATTCGCGAGAACACCTATCGCGCCATCGACGGCGAACGTGACTATCAGGATGACGGGCGCGGCAATGCGTTGCGCCATCCCGAAGAGGGCACAGCGCCAATGTCAGTCGGTGACGACATCGTTTGCATTGACAAACTGTTGCTCGACGCGAAGCTCGCGTGGTACAGGCCGGGCGGTCTACATGACGCGCTCGACCATCTGCGCAAGATCGCGGCTGTCGCGGTGCAAGCGATGGAAATTCACGGCACCCCGTTCCGCCCGGGCTATGGCCCCGATGACGACCCGTCTGTCTTAGGCTGATCCGAACCCGTAACATTCACCGGCCACCCGACGAGAACTTCCATGACGACAATCGTGTATCGAGACGGCGTGATGGCCGGTGACGGCACCGAGACGAGCATCGGTGAAGACGAGAGCCCAATGATCTTGACACGCAACTGCGTCAAGGTCTTTAGGTTGCCGAGTGGGGAGTTGTTCGGCGCGTCTCGCGGCTCCGAAGATTGTGAGCGATTGAAGCACTCACTTATGAAGGGGCTACCCGCTCCGAAGCTCGAAGACATCAATGGGCTGCGTGTCGATCTCAAAGGGCGCATCTGGCTCTATGAAGGTAACATCTGGCAGCATGTCGGGGCGGACACCGGCTACTATGCAGTCGGCGTCGGCTCGGTGTTCGCGTTTCCTTTGCTCAAGGCAGGACACGGCGCAATCGAAGCGTGCCGAATTGCGAAAGAGCTTGATCCGTTCTCAGGCGGCAAGCTGACTTACGTCAAACTGGCCGGATGGAAAAGCAAAAGGAAGGCCAAGCGATGACCGATCACCCGCACTCTCCGCTGTCACTTGTGCAGCACGATCTCGCGCCACCGCAATCGCACGAAGGCGCACAACATGCGGACGTATATTGTTACAATGGGCAGACCGAACCTGTGCGCGAGTTCTTACGTCGCGCCGGTTCACTCGCCGCCGTTCATGTCGTGAGCAAGCCCGAACAACTTCGTGGCCACGAAAGATTTTTATTCCTGCATGTCAAGGATCATCCGCAGTCGATCCACGAAGAGTTGTGGGCCATGCTCGCTGACCGCCGCGCGACCGTGGTCGAGATCGACTTCTCGCGTGTACCGGGAGCGCCGACATGAAGTATGTCATCGGTGCAATCCTCGGGTTCATGCTAGGCGCGGGCGTCGAATATGAGTATGGCACCGCATACATGCGCAGTGCGTTGCATGTCGCAAGTCTCGAATTGGGCAACGCATACGGCTGCGGTGTCATTGCCACGTTGAAGGAAACAAACGCCCGGTTCGGGGGCAAAGTACAGATGCCCGAAACACAATGGTGCGCGGGCTACCGAGAACTACGGGATAGGCCGACGCCATGAAAGAGTTTGTCCTGTGGTTCGGCACAATGCTCACCATCGCGGTGCTGAGTGCGGTTCTTGGCGCGGGGATGGAATACGATCACGACCGCTACGAGACCGGCTTCGCGTTCGGCTGTGGTCGCTTCTACGCGGACAACCGTGATCCGGCGCTCGATGCCGCCGACGATCAGTCACCATGCTATCCATATTACAAAGAGTGGATAGCACAAGAGACAGGGCCAAAACCAAGATGAAACACTTTATCGCAACCGTAGTGCTGATCGGGCTCTCCTATGCCTTCACGAATTACGTGGGTGGCTTTTGGGGTGACGCAATGTCGTGGGGCGCGGGTATTCTCGCGTTCGCTTCGGCGTGCGCAACGATGTCGAGGATGGGGTGATGGCGAACTATTCCGCAGTGTGCGTCGGCGGGCCACTTGACGGGCGGATGTTCAAACACGACTGGCATACGTTTCAATATCCGGCTGATCTGCCGAAGGCAGTATTCGATTATGATCCTACCGCCGAAGTACCGCAGCTTGAGACGGGGCGCGTCGGGCTCTATACGTACCAGCAAGATGATGGGAGATGGCATTGGAAACTGTGATGCTATACGCTGCCGTCTTCGTTGGCATGGTCGTGCTTGACTTCGCATGGGCGTTCTATACGCTTGCTCTCACGCGCCATCAAAGCATCCGCGCCGCGCTTTACGCGGGAGCGTGGATGGCAGCGCAGGGGTTCGTCACAGTCGGCTATGTCGCGGATCGTTGGCTCTTGTTGCCCGCAATTTTTGGTGCCATCATTGGTACGTTCGTCGCAAGCAAACTGTTGAAGGTGTGATATGTGGGTGAACTGGCTCTTCATCGCGCTCTTCTATATCGGGATTGGCAACGTCCGCATGTGCCGGATGATCGTCAATGATCCCGAAGACTTCGAGATGACATGCTACGCGCTTGGCTTTCGCCCGATCACAGTAATGCTCGTCGAGATACTCGGCTGGCCTTTTAGTATGGTGCTATGATGCAGACAGAATTTCTCATTGCGCTTGCCAAGCGCGCCGACAAGGTGATTGCTGACAACCGTTTTGCCGATGTGCGCGTGCGCCCGGACGGCCTGCAACTCACCATCACCGACCGCTCGCGCGTTCGCAAGCGCACGGTCCACTACTTGCTGC